GAACCAGAAAAACTTTCACAACAAATAAAAACTCTTCAAGACATTCAACAAGAGATAGATAATCACAAAGCTAAGATAAAAGAATTAGAGGATAGAGAAAAACATTTTTCTCAAGTCGTAATTCCTGACATGATGAATGCGATGAATCTTAAAACTATGAAATTAAAAGATGGTTCTGAAATAGAAGTATCTAATAAATTTTTTGCTTCTGCGTTAGCAGCTAAAAGACCAGAAGCATATAACTGGCTTCGAGAAAATGGCTTAGGCAACATTGTAAAAAATGAAATTACAGTGAGGTTTGGTCGTGACGAAGACAACAAGGCACAGCAATATGCTACCCTTGCAAAAGGTCAAGGTTATGATCCGGAACAAAAAGTTTCTGTTCATGCCGGGACTTTAAGAGTTGCTCTGGAGGATCTCCATTCACGTGGTGGAAAAATTCCTTCAGAGTACTTCAGTACGTTTGCTGGATATCAAACGAAAATAACTAACAAACCAAAACAATAGACTAACAAAGGAGAATATATGGAAAGTCAAGTAGCAAAGAAAGCTAATGCAGGTGCATTAGCAACTATCAATCTCAGAGCAGACTCTGGTAAAGGAGCTGAAGAGATTAAATCAGATGACGTATCAACACCGATTCTGAAAATCTTACATCAACTGTCACCAGAATGTAATGAGAGAGATGCCAAGCATGTAGAAGGGGCTAAACCTGGTATGATTTATGCATCAGGGTTTGGTAAACTTATAGATGGGCAAGAGGGATTAGATATAATAATTGCTCATGCTCAAACTAGGTATCCTGAATGGCAGGAGAGAGGCGATAGTGCTTCAGCTCCAGTAGGAACTCATTTAGAGATTCCAGCCGATGCTGTTGAAGAGAAGAACGGAAGATACAGATTACCAAATGGTAATTATGTTGAGAAGACTGCATACTTTTATGTACTAGCAATGGTAGATGGAGAGTTAAAACCTGCAGTTATCCCAATGAGATCTTCTAACTTATCTCCAGCGAGGGAACTAAATAACCTTATCAAGAATCTTAGATTCACAGATGATCAAGGTTCATTTAACCCTGCAAGTTATTCAGCTGTGTATAAATTAAACACAATGGGTAAGACTGCGGGTAGCAAAAGTTGGCATGTCTACAAACCATCAAGAGTAAGAAATCTTGATGTAGGTGATAAAGATGATGCGTCTATGTATGAGATAGCAGCACAACTTCAGAAACAAGTTTCTAAAGGAACTGCTAAACCTAAATACGACGCTAGTCAAAAACAACAAGACATAGTATAATACCTTGTTATAACAGCGGCGCTGAAGCGAGAGTGGAGGCGCCGTGTAAATTATGAAAGAATTTAGAAAATATTTTAGTGGATTAGAAAGAGACTTTGGTTTCTGTAATGTCAACAATGGTTATCATGATCCACAAACAAACAAATTAAAATTTGATCCAGGTGATTATGGTTGGTCTAAAAGAAATATATCTGACCAAGATTATCAAGATCATTTAGATGGTAAACGTGCAATAGGTATACAAGCATGTGATGATACTGGTATGGCTAGCTTTGGTGCAATAGATATTGATCCAGCAGATTATTCTAGTTTTGATATTCAGCATTACTTAAAAATAATAGAAGATAAAAACTTACCGGTTATACCTATTAAATCAAAAAGTAGTGGACTGCATATTTATGTATTCACAGCAGAGAAAGTACCTGCAACTTTAATCAGAGAATTTTTACAAAACTTATTATTTTTATTTGGTCTATCATCAAAGACAGAAATATTTCCTAAACAAACACAACTAGGTATGAATCAAGATAATGTTAGAACTTCTGGATCATTTATTAACTTACCTTATTTTAAGAAAACAGAACGTAAAGCATTATTACCTGATGGAAAAGAATTAGAGTTTGAAGATTTTATAAATGTAGTCAAAGATAATTTACAAACAAAAGATTCATTAAAAGAAGTATCAAATAAAAAAGTAAAAGAAATATTAACTGGGGGTCCAGAAGATTTATTAGATGGTCCTCCATGTTTACAGATGATATGCAAACAGGTTCAGGAATCAGGGAACAAACTAAGTGATGAAAGAGATAGATTTTTATTTAACTATATGGTGTTTGTTAAAAAGAAACACAAAGATGATTGGAAGAAAAAATTATTACAGGCAGCTAGAGATTTTATAAAGTATGACGATACCTGGGGTGATGACAAAGTAAATCAAAAGATAAAAAGTTGGGACAAAGATACTGCAGGGCACACTTGTCATGACTTACCTATCTCTTCTTATTGTGCAAAAGGAACTTGTCTAAAAAGAAAATTTGGTATTGGTAGTCATCAAGAAAGTAGCTGGCCTCAAATATCAGGTTTAATTAGAATAGGATATAAACCAGATCCAGAATATTTTTTCAACGTAGAGTTATCTGATAGTAAAGTTGTTCAAATACACGCAAAACATATTAAAAAGATATCAGAAATGAAAGAGATGAGAGCGCTTATAGCAGACCAAACATCTGTATTCCCTCCCATCATTAAGAATAATGAATATCAGCCTATCCTGGACGCTCTATGGGCCACTAAAGAGGATATTAAGCCACCTGCTGGTACCAATCCTATTGAAATGTTAAAGAAATATTTAGAAGATTATGTAAATGGACCTGAAGCTAAAACATATGCTTCATTCAAAAGTGGAGCTGTACTAAAAGATGATGAGTTTTATTATTTTGATTATGATAAATTCTATGAGGAGATCAAAAGAAATGAATGGAACCAAGACAGACCTAGAACAGGTACTCTGGTTAAAACCTATTTCAAAGGTGAGTTTGGTATTCAAAAAAGATTTCCCAAAGGAGAAAGCGAGAAGTCATTTCCACCAGTGAGATGTTTAAAAATACCTGCAGGTGATTTGATGAAAGAAGAAATACCAGACGAAACAATAACAATAGAAGATAAGGAGAATATAGTATGACGAAAGCACCAAGCGTATTCGTATGTATGCCTACATATGATACAATGCAAGTGGCGACATGTTTATCATTAATAAAATTAATGGATAAATTTACACAAGCAAAAATTAAATCAACAATAAGTACATTTAAATGTCCTTACGTAGGTTATGGAAGAAATATTTTATCAGCCATGTTTATGGCTTCAGATTTTGACTATCAATTATTTGTAGATGCTGATGTAGAATTTGATCCTAAAGATGTTGGTAGAATGATAATTGCTGATAAAGATATGGTATGTGTTCCATATAGAAAAAAAACACACGACAACACAATAAAATTTTCTGTAGCATTTGAAAATTTTAATGACATCAATATAGATAAACATGGTTTAACAGAAATTATAGGTGGGCCAGCAGGCTTAACTTTAATTAAAAGAACTGTTTATAAATCTTTAATAGAAAGACATCCAGAATTAAAAATAAATGCAGCTACTGGTATATCGGATGAAGCTAAAAAATATATGTATAATTTTTGGGAAAACACATTTGATTCTAAACAAGGTCATTGGTTTGGAGAAGATGTATCTTTTTGTAATCTAGCAAGAAATGCTGGACATAAATTTTATGCAGTGGTTGATGGAGTAACAACTCATCATGGTAATTTTGGATACAAAGGATCATTAATTGATTCATTTAAGAAAGCTGATGAAAAAACCAATTAAAATATTTGGCCCACCTGGTACAGGGAAAACGTTTAGATTAATTCGTAGAGTTAATGCTTACATTAGAACTGGTACACCTTATCATAAGATAGGTTATTTTGCTTTTACAAGAAAAGCTGCAGGTGAGGCTAGAAAAAGAATTGGTGTAGATGAAAAGCAAGCTCCATACTTTCAAACTCTTCATGCATTTTGTTTTCATTTATTAAATAAATCTGAAGAAGATATTATTCAACCACATCACTATGAAGATTTAGGTAAAATGTTAAATGTAAGAGTGAGCTTTACAGATAAATACAACGAAGAAGAAACACATTTTTTAACTTGTAATAACCCTTATTTTCAAATGATACAGAAAGCAATTAACAAAGGTATCAGTATTAGAGAAGAGTATGATCTTAATGATCACGATAGAAAAGATATATACTGGCCTACACTTAAACACATTGATTTAAACTTACAGGAATATAAAAAGAAAAATCATTTGTTAGACTTTAATGATTTAATTACTCAAACTATTGAGTGTAATAAAATACCTAAATTTAAAGCTATTTTTATTGATGAAGCACAAGATTTATCTCCATTACAATGGAAACTATATGATAAATTAAAAGAGCGTTGTGATGATATGTATTTAGCAGGTGATGATGACCAAGCTATTTTTGCCTGGGCTGGCGCTGATGTTAATAGATTTATAAAAGAACCTGCCACAGAAAAAGTTTTAAGATATTCAAGAAGAGTATCTAAAGCTGTACAACAACAATCTCAAATAGCAGTGGATCGTATAGCAGGCATCAGGAAACATAAAGAATATTTGCCTAGAGAAGAAGAAGGTCACGCTCAACACATAAATAATTTAGGACAAGTAGATCTTACTAAAGGTAAGTGGTTAATTCTTACAAGAACTAAAAGTAATTTATTAGAGATAGCTAAGGAATTAAAATCTAAAAATATTTATTATCAAACTAACAAAGGTAAAAGTTTTAATGTTGGAATGTATAGTGCAGCAGTGGCTTACACAAAGTGGACTATCGAAGGCCTCTTAACAGAGAAAGAAATTAATGATGTCAAAGATTATATTCCCAATGGCAATTGGGATTCTCAAAAAAATTGGTATGATATCTTCGTTGGTGATCAGAAAGAAATACTTTACATTCGAAATATAATTTTTGGGGGTGAAAAACTTTCTGAAAATGCAAGGGTTTGGTTATCTACAATTCATGCAGCTAAAGGTGGTGAAGAAGACAATGTAATATTATCTTTACACCAAGGTGGTAAAGTACAAAAAAGTATTCGTCTAAGTGTTGACAAACAAGATGAAGAGAATAGAGTATGGTACGTGGGTGTCACAAGAGCTAGAAATAATTTATATAAATTAAAGGCAAAAAAAATATTAAAGGAATACCAATTATGATGGAGTATGCATATAGTTTTTATTATTGGGGTCCATTACTTTTTAAAACTAAATTAAAAGCTGAAGATTTACTTAAAGTAAAACATCTTTGTAAAAAAGATTCTGCAAAAAAATATGTAGAATATTTAGCTGGTGATATTGAACATGAATATCAAATTGATAAAATAATTTTAGATAAAATCTTACAACCTTACATGACTTTATTTAAAGAAGCATATTCTAATTGGTACCAAAAAGATATAGATGGTAGTATATATGTCACTAATGCCTGGGTTAACTACATGAAACCAGGGGACTATAATCCTATTCATACTCATGACAAATGTGATTTTTCTGCTGTGGTATATATTGATATTCCAAAAGAACTACAAAAAGAAATAGATGAATATAAAGGTCAGAGTGACGGACCAGGTGCAATTAATTTTTTATACGGAGAATTTAATCCATATTTTATTTCACAAATTTGTGGCAAACCTAATGTAGCGGAACTTTATATGTTTCCATATGGATTAAGGCACATGGTAAACCCACATAAATCTAACTGCGAAAGGGTATCTGTCGGTATTAATTTCGCTATAAAAGGAGAAAGACATGACACATAAAGATATATTTGAAGAATCGTTTCCACAATACACCCAGGTAGGCGGGAATCACTACACCAAGTTTCCTATTCAACCTTATGAATTTATTTCTAAAAATGATTTATCATTTTTCCAGGGCAACGTTGTGAAGTACGTTTGTAGGTACCAGAGAAAAGGTGGGGTTGAAGATCTTAAAAAGATTGTGCACTACTGTCAACTAGAAATGTTAAAAATGAAAGATATACAAAAGAAAAAATAATGCCTAACAGAAATTTTTTTAAAAAAAATATACAAGTAGCTAAACATAAGTTTCGTTTAGAAGTATATCCTGCATTAGTTGATTGGGAAATATTTCCACATACTTATGAAGCTTCTTTGTTTGCATTTAGTAATAAAGAAAAATTAAATAAAATAATAGAAAAGAGATATGTACATGAGAAGCTTTGATCCATTTATATATCAGAACGTATTTCATGAGTATATGTTAGAAGTTAAACAAGATGAAATAGATACACTTCATGCATTATTAGAAGACTTACCTGTAACTAAAGAACATGAACATGATTTAGGTCAAAGAACTTTGTATGGTCAAGAAAATGTTTTAGATATACCTGGACTAGTTAATTTAAAAAAACAAATAACAAATATTTTAAATGTACATAACTTACTTTTAACTAACAATTGGGCTCAATTATATAATAAAAATAATCAACACACGGTACATAATCATCCTTCTTCTGTTTGGTCAGGAATAGTATATTTAAATCCTAGTGTGGCATCACCTACTATATTTTATGATAGAGAGTTTAGACATTACACACACGCTTTTACAAAAAATCAGTTTTTATTATTTCCATCTTATATTCCACATGAAGTAGCTAGAGTAAATAAAGATGAACAAAGATTAATAATATCATTAAATACAAAGGAAAAAACAAATGAAAATACCTAAGTACCTTACACAGACGGAATGGGTAATGCCTACAGAATATCCTGATTTAAGAGATTATGATGAGATTGCAATTGACTTAGAAACAAGAGATCCTGATTTAAAATCAAAAGGTTCTGGTGCAGTTAGTGGTAATGGTGAAGTGGTTGGTATTGCTATCGCTACATATAATGACAGATGGTATTTTCCAATTGCTCATGGTGAAGCTCCTAACATGGACAGAAAGAAAACTTTAGAATGGTTTAAAGATATTTGTGAATGTCCGGCTACAAAAATATTTCATAACGCAATGTATGACGTATGTTGGATACGTAATTTAGGTATAAAAATCAATGGTTTAATCGTAGATACTATGATTGCATGTTCTGTTTTAGATGAGAATAGATTTGCATATACACTTAATGCTTTGTCATGGTTTTATTTAGGTGAAGGTAAAAATGAAAGAGCTTTGAATGAAGCTGCAAAGTCAAGAGGACTTGATCCAAAAGCTGACATGTGGAGATTACCTGCAAGTGAAGTAGGAGCTTATGCTGAAAAAGATGCTGAATTAACTTTTAAACTTTGGCAACATCTGAAAAAATTATTAATAGAAGAGGACTGTCAACAGATATTTAATTTAGAGACTGATCTGTTTCCTTGTTTAGTCGATATGCGTTACCTAGGGGTGCGGGTAGACGTGACAAAAGCCAATCAATTAAAAAAAGAATTAACCAGAAAAGAAGAACGATTAATACACCAGATAAAAATAGACACAGGAATAGAAACTCAAATATGGGCCGCAAGAAGTATCCAAAAAGTTTTTGAAAAATTAAATTTACCTTTTGACAAAACTGAAAAAACAGGTGCGCCTTCATTTACTAAAAATTTCCTCTCTATGCATGAACATCCTACAATCAAGATGATAGCAGAAGCTAGAAAAATAAACAAGGTCAATACAACTTTTATAGATACAATATTAAAACATGAACATAATGGTAGAATACACGCAGAAATAAATCAAATTAGATCTGATGATGGAGGTACAGTTACAGGTAGATTTAGTTATTCTAATCCTAATTTACAACAGATACCAGCAAAAGATCCTGAGACAGGTCCATTAATAAGATCTTTGTTTATACCTGAAGAAGGTTGTAAATGGGGTACGTTTGACTATTCACAACAAGAACCAAGATTAGTTACAGAGTATGCATTAAGATTTAAACTTGCCTCTGTAAATGAGATTGCAGACTCATACGATCATAATCCAAACGCTGACTTTCACCAATTGGTAGCAGACATGGCTAAGATTCCAAGAAGTCAAGCTAAAGTAATTAACTTAGGTTTGTTTTATGGAATGGGTAAGGCAAAATTAGAAGCAGAGTTAGGTGTAAGCAAAGATAAAGCAAAAGAATTATTTGATATTTATCACAGCAAAGTTCCTTTTGTAAAACAATTAACAAATAAACTTATGACTGCAGCTCAACGTAATGGAAAGATTAAAACTATTCTAAACAGAAAATGTAGATTTCCTAAATATGAACCTGTATTAAAAGGTAATGATTGGGGTAAGTATATACCACCTCAAGATCATGAAAGAATGTTAGAATTACAAGCAATGGGTCCTCATATGAAAGATGAAGAAGGTGAATTTATTATTGACAAAG